CACTTAGGTATCTCCTAGGTGTTAGTGCCTGCCGTGGGGATTGCACCCACGCTTAACCCACTAGGGGCAGGCGACACGCTTACCCCTTAAGGGTGCGTGCTCTATTCTTGAGCCAGTCGCCAGTTGAGGCGTTTAAGCAGTTGAAGTTAACCAAGGTGTCCAGCAAGTTAACGCATGACTCGGCATCTCTTGAGCGAGGGTCTGCCCAAGGATTGAGATTTGAATTTAAATTTAGATTAACGCCTTGCACGCTAATCTTGATTAAGCCAGCGATGAACTGGCTCCATGCGATTGCTTTAACACCGTTTAAGGTGCCTTGATGTAGGCGAACCTCTACGGTGCCGTGGCGCTCCAGTGCATCAAGGTTTAAAGATTGGTAACGACTTGATGCTCTAAAGTTGCCACCGTTTAAACGGCTCGCAATATCCTCGGCATCATGTTGTTGTAAAACTCCGCAGTAGTTATTGCGAAGGCGTGAAGGTGCAACCAGTGCTCCGATTGCATGGTGCATTGAATAGTAATTCAACACGAATTGGCTCAAGGTTGAATTGAAAGCATCACCGAAGGCTCGTGCTCCAATATGGACATGAAAGCCAGTTGCAGTATCAACACGAGCACCAGCAGTTTTAAGAATTTTGGTCACTGCCACTGCTTCGTTTAAACGGCTTTCATCAAGGATTGGAGAAACTACCTCGGCACCATTGGACACTGAACCGTCATATACCGCTTTCCAGTTTTCGCTAGTTTCATGAGTACGATTTGGCATCTCGCACTGAATTCCACCCTCGTTTAAAACTTGGTGGGCTTTACGAACTGATACGCCTTGAACCTCGAATTCCATGCCGAAGGTAGTCATTAGCGAACCTGCTCAGTCATTGATTGATTGCACCGAGGGCAGATTGGGGTGCCGAAGGTGATGATTGTGGAGCGGGATATTCTTGCGATGTAGTTATCAGTTAAGCAGATAACTTTGCGAAGGCGAGTTGATTGCTTCGCCTTGGTGTCTGCAGTTGTTGCAGTCATTGGGTCGAACCTTTCCAGTCAGTACTGGCAACCAGTTTTGCCAGTGGGATAAAGGTAATGGTTGTTTAAACAAATTTCAACAATAGCCCTAAAACCAGTATTTTATACTGCTTTTAGCGTGTCGGAATTTATAGCCATTGATTGATTTATCCATTGAAAGCATGAGCAGTTTAAACGGCAAGTAAAAACACTACTCGCCAGTAACACGCTAAAACCATTGATTTATACTGCTTTTAGCCATTGATGAATTACTGCATGCTCTAAAACCATATTAAACAAATAACTTTAGAAGGTTACTGCTCAGTAACTTATTTGGCTTTTGTTTAAACTCCAGCGATTACTGCATGCAGTTTTGTATTGTGTTTAAACACCAGCGTTTACTGCATGAGGTCGGGCGCTATTGATGGAGCAGTCAGTGCCTCACCGTGCGCTAGTCGTGTCCTTCCCTAGTTTTAATTCAGCAAGTGCACGCAGTTTTGTTTAAACACTTTGCAAGGTGCAGAGCGAGGTGCAAAATCTGCACCCTAGGGTTTTTAAAAACGCAGCGCATGTGTGTGTATGTATCTACTTACATAACTTTGCTAGTCCTCGCCCCCCATAAATGTGGCTCTGACCTGCGGTTTTACTTGATTTATTAATATGTGGCATAAATCACATGGACAGAAGTGTCCGCTAAGGACCTTCTGGACACCTATAGTATAAGTAGGAGGCGATATTTTTGGAGCCTCCGCAAGTACACTGCGACCCCCAAAGGGTCGCTACCTAGTATTAGCCCTAACCTTCGGGCTTCGTTTGGACTTCGCCCTTCGGTTAGGTTTTAGCCCAAGGCTCCCTGCAGTCCGCCTTGGAGAACAAATGGACAGAAAACGCATAACCTCTGCATCTCATAAAAGTGATGCTATAAAAAAGCAAGTAATAGATTTTTTAATGCAAGGCTACTCAACTCAGAAGGCTATGGATGCCGTAGGTAGAAGTATTAAGACCTACGAGTACTACCGAAAGGTAGACCCATCCTTTGCCCTTGCTGTAGACAAGGTGCGGTCTATGACCGCAAGGGGTGAGATAGGCAATGTAAGAGGGGAAGTACCACCCTTCCCCGAATTTTCAGAAAAGTATCTGGGTACTAAAGTTTTCAAGCATCAAGAACACTGGATTGACCTACTGGAAAGTAGAGAACCCAAAGATTTACACCCTTCCATAACCTATGAACAGGGTGCTCAAGATTTATTAATTGTTAATACTCCACCAGAACATGCAAAGTCTACGACTATTACAGTCAACTATGCTGTCTATCGGATTTGCCAGAACCCAAACATCAGAATCATGATTGTGTCTAAGACACAGGCTATGGCGCAAAAGTTCCTGCTCTCCATCAAGAACAGACTAACGCATCCTAAGTATCAGGACCTACAACTAACCTTTGGACCTCCAGGGGGATTTGAGAAGAATTCTGATTCATGGAAGCAGGACTTAATTTACCTATCCTCAGAGGCTCGTGACTCTGGTGAGAAGGACCCTACCGTGCAGGCTGTAGGTATTAGGGGTCATATTTACGGTGCTCGTGCAGACTTGATTATCATGGATGACTGTGTTGACAATACCAACGCTCATGAATTTGAAAAGCAAATTGACTGGATTCAATCTGAGGTTATGTCGCGTATTGATGACAATAACGGCAAACTGCTAATCATAGGCACCCGCCTACGACCTAGAGATTTATACTCTGAATTACGCGACCCTATGCGCTACCCAGATGAATCTTCACCATGGACTTACTTTGCACAACCTGCAGTATTAGAATTTGATGAGGACCCAAACAAGTGGGTAACCCTATGGGCAAAAACTAATTTACCACCCAACTCAGGTATGGGTAAACCAGATGCTGATGGTCTATACCGCAAGTGGGATGGGGAGGCGTTACATAAACGCAGGGCAAGGTTATCTCCAAACTTGTGGGCTATGGTTTATCAGCAACAGCAAGTGCATGAAGATTCAGCATTTCCATCAGATGCCATTAAAGGAATTATCAACGGTGCTCGCAATATAGGTCGCATACCTAAAGGCAAGGCTGGTGTAAGACCTAACGGTATGGATGGACTTATTGTAGTTGCAGGGCTTGACCCAGCAGGTTCAGGTTATACCGCAGCCGTTTGTTTAGGTTTAGATATATCTACACAAAAGCGTTATCTGTTAGATGTATCCAATGTGGCTGCAATGAAGCCAGATGAGATACGAGAATTAATTAAAAACTGGACAGACGATTATCAGATTTCTGAGTGGCGAGTTGAGAAAAATGCTTTCCAAACAATGTTGACTCAGGACCGTGAGGTACGAGAATACCTTTCGTCACGAGGTGCAATACTACGAGAACATCACACAGGTCAAAACAAATGGGATACTGATTTCGGGGTTGCATCTCTGACGACACTATTCCACGGTTGGGAAGATGGTCACGCTCTAATTGAGTTTCCATCAACTCATGCCTCAGAAGGTTTAAAGGCTCTTATTGAGCAATTAGTAACTTGGTATCCAGATTCACCAAAAAGCCAAAAGACAGACACAGTTATGGCATTTTGGTTTGCTGAACTTGGATGCCGTGACCGTATAGCAAACGCTACATCATTTGCTCGCAGCCATAACAGCATAAGCATGTTTCATACTCGCTACGACAAAGCACGACAAATTACTGTCCAACTAGACGACATATACTCATAGAATAGGACTAGGTGTGCCACTTTCCCTAGAAGAAATTAAAGATAATTATGACCGCTACAAGCAAGCCTTTAGCGAACGCGATACTCGCATGGAGCAAGTATTGCTTGTTCGCAAAGGTCGTATGCGTGATGTGTACCCTGATTTATTTCCAGATGGTCCATTTGAGAATCCTATTGTTGCAAACATGGTGGACATTGCAGCACGAGATTTGTCTGAGGTAATTGCACCACTTCCTGCTTTTAACTGTAATTCACCAACCATGGTTTCTGATAAAGAGCGCAAGAAGGCTGACAAGCGCGAAGAAATCGTAAATGGAATTATTGACTTTTCTGATTTACAAACTCAAATGTTTGATGCTGCAGACCGTTATGTTTCATACGGCTTTGTACCAGCACAGGTTGAGGTTGACTTAGAAAGCAATATGCCAAGAATCCGTTTCTTAGATTCTTATGGTTGCTACCCAGTCATTGACCGCTTCGGCAAAGTCCATGGCATGTATCAACGAATCAAGAAGTCATTGGCTGAATTAATGGCTGCATACCCAGAGTATGCCCATTTACTATATGACAAAGACTCTACCAATTCAATGTTAGAGATTGTGCGCTACCATGACAAAGACCAAGATATTCTCTTTGTTCCACAAAGAAATAACATAGTTATTGATAGAGCACCTAATCCTATTGGTGAAGTTCTTATTCGTGTTATCCAG